CCCCGAATGAACACGATCGAGCAGAAATCCCTCCGGGCTTCTGTTGGTCGTCGTGATTTCGGGTTTAGGAACTACGTTCCTTTAATCCGAGAGAATGGGGACTACGTCCTCCCTTCTCGCCATGCAAGCGTCCTGAAGGGGCTCTTGCAATTCCGGAAGCCACACTACAAGTGTGGCGGACGGGAAAAACTCAGAATCAGGCTGCAGCGTGATTTTGGGTTCTCCTCTAAATTCGCCAACCTCCTCTGTCAGAGGAAAGTTAGCGACATTAAGAGGATCGAGCAGACTATCCATGGTATCATCGATAGTTTGCTCCTCTTCGACACCAGTCTGTTCCAGACTGATGCCGAATATAAGGTTTTAAAACGTATAATACGGAAAACCTTCCACGTCGGTGCACATAGTGTACCCGAGGTGATAAGACTATGGAAGCAATTCTGCTCTGTAGTCTTTTTGGTTTTAACTGAGTCTGTGACTCAGGAAAAACCCGAGATTGAGAGGCGGAATTTCTTCCGTACTCTCCTTCTAACTCCCTACCTCTCTAGTCTGAGGGAGATGGGGAATTTAAGTAAAGATGACTTGACTAAGTTAAGTCACCTTTCTTCTCGGCAGCTCCCTTGTGGGGACTACCGGGTTGAACTCCGAGCTTTGAAAAAGCTCGAGTCCTTTACCAAAGAGCCCTACAAGGGCTCGAAGGCAACAGTCGACCGCTTCTTCGAAGCGGCTCGGCTGATCGGTAAGCGCTGTCGGGGTTCCCGAGAGCCAGCCGTACGTGCTGCCCATCTTTCGTTGGCAGCATCAGGCTCCCTGGAGAAGAAAGTCTCCGAGGGAGGACGGGCTAGAGAAGTCTTAGACTTCCTAGCTAGTTTATTCTCAGATCTTCCGACTGAGGATAAAATCCGCTCAACCCCTATAGGGGATTTAGTGGAAAAGGCAGGAGTCCCCCGATGGAGGACTTGGTGCCGTGACTCTCCCCTCCTCGATGAGGAGGAGAAGGGTTTTGCGGAAGCCAGCAGGGAAACCCTAGCTGGCTTCAACTACGAGGAGGGTCCCCTAAAAGGGAGACCCTTCCCGGTATTTTACATGGGCCTCGACGATGTCCTTGCAAAACAATTACTTTCAGCCGCGTATATCGCGCGGGATGAGAGTTATGGGAAAGAAATCCCACTACGTGTCCTGACTGTCAGGGAACCTGGCAGTAAGGCACGAATTGTAACAACAGGACCCTGGTGGGTCTATATGTTACAACAGCCTCTAGCGCATGTATCACGTGCGCTACTGGCAGCGTATGGACCAGCTGAAGCTGGTCTAACGCGTGCTGAACAGCTCTGGCAATTCTTGCGGGCTATTCAGGGAAAATCAGACTCTTTCGAGCCTGATTTCGAAGTCTTGTCGTCGGACTTAGTCTCGGCGACCGACTGTATCCCTAGGGAGATTGCTTGTGCAGTCCTCAAAGGGTTTTTCGATGGTGTGGGCTGGTCCAGTCCACTCATCGAAACCAACCTTGATCTGCTTAGCAGACCAAGAATTTGCATGTCCGAGCGTTCAGATTCTATCTGGACGACCGAGCGTGGTGTCTTTATGGGAGAACCTCTCGCAAAGACAATACTCACACTCACGGTATGTGCGTGTGAGGAAATCGCAATGCGGAAATTCCGCAATGTTGATTTCAAAACGCCTCTAAGGGTTCCTTGGAGGTGCTTTGCTACCGCTGGCGATGATCACATCGCCATTGGTCCACCTTCGTATCTCGAAGAGATTACGAAGACTCTTGTCGAGGCTGGACTTAAAGTCAGTCCCGACAAGCACTCACGGAGTCGGATAGCAGTCCGTTTCTGTGAGAAAGTCCTTGATGTTCGGAATATCCGCAACAAGGGCTGGACTGTAAACACTATTAACAGTAGTGTTGCAGTTTACCGGAACTCACCGTTTATAGATGCGGTAAAGATCCGGTTCCTCTCACCCTGCTCTAAGAGCAATGAGAGTTTCAACGACAGGAATACTGCCGTTGGAAAGGCCAAGGGGTTAGGTCCTAACCTACGTTGGCTTCACCATACTGGTTTCCCACTAAAGTGGGTCCAGATGGTTAGAGACCGCTTCTTCCAAAGGATGGGCAGTCTACTGCCAGATCGCTCCAGCGGAGTGTACTGGCATCTACTCCTCCCAACTGAATTGGGAGGATTAGGTCTTTGGGTAGAGGCGGATCTTCCGCTTCTACCTAAGAAACTGCCGCCACCTACAAGGTGGGCGGTTAGCGAATTCTCAGCAGGCAGACTGTCTGCTGAGAACCGGAGACTGTTAAGAGGATTCTCCTCTAACGTCTCATACAGAGGATACTCCACCGAAAGTGGACTCCTCTACAAGGCAAAGACGAACGCAGTTCCAATTGCCTTACAATCTTCAGATACCTTCAAGCTATCTGAAGCAGTCCGCCGTGAGGGACTCGACGAGTCTCTAACATGGCGGGGTAAGATTATCCGTTTGCGAAGCAAGGGGTATCTCCTGGAGCATGAGGTCGAAGACCGTGTCATGCGTCCATTCCTGTTTGGACAGATCCTGTCCGAACAGGCTGAAATCTCGGTATTTAATACCGAGAAATTTACCACCCGCTACCATAAACTATGGGAGCTGATGTACCACGGCGAGGCCTCCGTAACGGAGACCGAGCTGCGGGAGGCAATGGTGAAGACTGAGTCTGAACCATTACTTTATCTGTTCCAGACGGAATCTATATTCCTAAAGGGACAGATTGTCCAGGGGACAGTTCTACAAGAGCTGTCTGCTGGGCTCCCGAACCTCTTCCTCGACGGGGAAGAGCTCGGAACCTACCTCGGGCCAACAGGTCCGAGGTCGGATGTACTCCCCTACGGGGAGTACGTCTAGTATAATCGCCATAGAGTCTTAGGCCCGAAGGACTACTCCTGAGGAGATGACTCTATCATGACGACCATACAGGG